GGCGGGTGCAATGGCTGCCCGGTCTGCGGGTCTTTCGCGCTCGGGTCGTCAAAGAACTTATCGGGGTTCTTGTGCCCCATGATCTTGGTGATTTCAGCCGCAGTGTTAAACAGCTTGTCGTCGCCCACCATATGGGCCTTGCCGCCGAGCAGTAATTCTTTCTGGAAGTTGGCCAGCGCCATTGTCTGCGCGAACTGCTGGGCCTTGCCGCCCGTGCCGAGACCCACATGAATGGTCATGTCCTCGCGGGTCTTCCACTGGCGAGGATCCACCTGCGTCCAGGAGCCGCGAAGGCGAACCGTCTGGGCTTCCTGCCCATGCTTGCGAATGGTAGCGTGCAGCAGCGAGAAGATATCCCGCACACCCTCCGCCATCGCCCGCGCGATCAGCTTGACACGCAACTGAGAGGCCGAAAACACCTGAGCAACAGCCGTCGCGCTCTGGTTCTGTAGCGCGTTGGCATCGATGCCCTGGGATTGCTTGGACAGCCCGGTTCGGCTTTCCAGCTCGGCGTCAATGTATTGCAGCATCGGGTAAACCGATGGGGTGATGTCAGGGACAACCTGCCAGTTCAGCCCGCCGGGGTTCTTGGTGCGGACCACGCCACCAGGACGGGACACAAGCAAGTCGTCCAGCGTGTTCGGGCCGGCCATTGTCTCGGCCACCTCGACCCGCGGATTGTTGTGCAGGTAGAGATTATCAAGCGCGCCTCGCTTTAAGGCCGTCTTCTCCCGCTGCGCCGGCATGACCAGATCGGCAATCGATCGCCCAAAGAACCGATGCGGAATCGGAACCGGCGTCGCCGAAGCAAACGGCATCGCGTCGAACTCTTCAACGTCTAACTCGCCGTCCTTGGTCAGCACCTCGCCGGTCGAGCCCGTCGTGACCTTGTACAGACAGGGCTTATCCTTGCCCTCGTAATCCATCCAAATGTAATGCTCGATGATCTCGACGGGGCGAGCCGCCCGGTTGGCATCGTCGCCGGATGCCCACATTTCCTCATCAACGCTATCGCGTGCCAACTGCTCGGTATTGCTGGAGAAGCTGTATGTCGGCAGCTTCTTGACCTTCTCGGCATCATAGCCCTGAGCGATCAGCGAGCCTTCGGTATGCGTCGGAACGCGATGGAAGCAATAGTTGCTCTCTGCAATGGACCTTGCATTGCGATCGATGCCAAACTCTTCAGGCGGGACCGAAACAGCCCTGGCTTTCGCCACTTTGCGGGTACGCAGAATCTTGACATCATGCGTGACCGGCTTGGGCTGGAGCATGGCCGGGGGCGTCATGGCGTCCATCAGTATGCCGCCTTCTGGGGCTCGGCGGCCTCTTCGGAACCGTCGTTCACGCTATGCTCGATGATCTCAAGCTTGCCGTCGGACTGCAAAACATCGTTGGCCAGCATCGCAAATTGATCTTCCGAGAGCCCGAGATAGGTTTCTTTCTCCTCCTGCTCGTATTCTTCCCAAAAGACCTTCACAAAGCCGTTCTTTTGCAGCAACCCGTCCTTGATGAACGAATACAGGATCATGAACCCCGGATTTTGCTGCATGAAAACGTGGTTGGTGTAGTCGCTCTCTTGCTGCGCGGCCTCTTCGTCCTCCGGCCCGACCGGCTCAAACCTGACAACCTCGTCAGATCCGGCAAAGATATCCATCAACTGGGGCAGAAGCCCCTCGATCGTATCGGCGACATCGGTTGAGACGGTCTTGGATCGTCCATCCTGCGCCGGCATGTCCTTGGTCATGTCGCCGAGGTAATACAGCATGGCGTCTTCGCGCTCGGTCGAGAGCCTGGCCGATTGCATCGCGGACAAAGCGGCGGCTTTCTCGGAAGCCAGCAGGGCCTGCAATGTCTCGGGCGACATCTTGGCCATCAGGCGACGCCCATATTCTGGTATCGGATCGGCCGGTTAAATCCCGTGTTCACAATCTGGCTGTCCAATGTCATGGCGAGATAGCGGAAGGCGTCCGCAGCGTGGCTTGTCCAGTCATGAACCGGACGTGGTTTCAAAGCTTGCAACTTGTCGTCATATTCCGCCCGGTAGAGCTTCAAGGCATCAATACCGCGGGCGCATTTCTTGGCATCGAACCAGCAGCGCGGAATGATCGTGCGAACGGCGTTAATGCCGTCCTCAACCCGATGCATTGGCGCTATTCGCAGGTTCTTCAGCCCAAGGCTTTCCAGAACTTCCAGGCGAGACTTACCCGTTCCCAACTCTTTGGCCTGCGCGTCATGTGGCACGATATGACCCGCGTAAAGGTAGGGCTTCGATCCGATCTCCCGGACATAATGGCCCAGGTCAACGCCGGATGATTCGTAATAGTCCACAATCCGTATTTCGCGACCAATGACCTGAGCAAACCAAATCGCTGTCGAGTCTCGAATACCCAAATCCCAAGCGGTGTATACCTGCGCTGTAGGCTCGTAAGGCACGCCGGTAATTCTTTTGTCCGCGTCGGCGGCGCCCATAAGCTTGCCATAGTACGCTCCAATGACAGCCGCCTCGAAACTGCACTCAAACTCTTGGGCGTACTGCTCCTCACTTAGTCCTGATCGGAGGCTTTCAAGTTCTTCCGGTTTGATAATGCCCGTTTCGCTTGCTTTAAGCGTGAGGCGAAAGAAATCAGGAGCAGGAGAACCATCGTCCTTCAGATCTATTTTATAAAACCAATCGCGACCAGCAGGAGTGCCAATGAAAGTGCCCCACCCGCGATAATCAGACAGAGTGGGGCGAATAACTTCAGGCCAAGCGCGCGGATCCATCTGGGCCGGCTCGTCGATCGTGACCCCGTCGTGATACAATCCACGCATACGATCATAGTTGTCAGCACCATACAAACGAATGCGAGCACCATTAGGATATTCAACGAACAACTCCGATTCGCTCATCTTCAGCCCCGGCAGCGGGGAACTGAAGTGTTTTAGATATCCCCAAGCAACGTCCTTGGCCTGCGCATAGGTCGGGGCGATGTAGGCAAACCTTGGCGGCCTTCCCGCGCGATCCGAACAATCAATACTCAGCGCCGCCTTGATCATGTCATTGATGCAGCCAACCGTCTTACCAAACCGCCGATGGGCGACGATCTTGGCAAAGCGCTCGACTCGGTCGTGATACGGGATGAACTGCGGTCGAGGCGAATAGGGTATTACGATTTGGCGAGATGCCACTGCATGATCTCGCGTAACGCTGCGAGCCGGTCAAAGTTTCTGTACCAGCCGCTCAAAGCTAGCTTCTCTGCCGCACGGGACGCCTGCTCATAGCTCATGCCGCTGTATTCATAGAATTTTGGCATTGCTCACCCCTTTTGCCATGTCACAGTCAGTTGAATCGGGCCTTCATCCTCGCCCGTAACAGGCTGCGCTGGCTTGCCCCAGCCCCGATCTAGAATGCTGTTTGCCGCGGCTACGCGGGCCGCTGGCGGGGCATCGGGCTGTCCCATGACGCCAACCAGCACGTTGATTGCCGCCTCTGTGTGGCCGCGCGCTATGCTTCTAATTTCGGTAAGAGATTTAGCCATTTGCGTGGTTTGAGGTATGCAGATATTTCGCGTCGTAATAGGTACATGGCGGCTCGGCGACATGCCGCTGCTCGTCATACCAAGCCTTGGTGTATTTGTTCTGGGGAAGTGGGAACATGCCCCAGTGTGAAAGCGAGATCACGCCGGCCCATCCAGTTCGGGCCCGAGATTCGAGAACTGGCCCAACTCCGATAGCGTGGCGTCGAGTTCCTTCAGTGCGGATCCGGTCACGCCGTTCAAGGCGCCCGCAACCTGCTTGGACTTGGCAGCGACTTCGGCCACCTTTGCCAACGCGCCGGCCTGCTCATCCCTGACGCTCTGAAGGATGCCCTTCACGTCGCCGGGTTTGATTCCAGTGATGCTCATGATCTTGGTGTTCTCGGTTCGGATAAACGGGTTTTGCAGTGCAAGCCTGATCTCGTCATTGCTTGCCATAGGTCCGATTTCAACGGTCTTGCCGTCTATCGTGATTAGCTGGTTGCCGTTCGGCGCGTAGCTGATCGTTAATTGATCTGATCCCGCAATGTCCCTCAAAGCCGCTTTCAGCTCCAAGACTGACATTTCCGGGGTTATCCTGTTGGTGTCGTATACAGCTATCGAGAGACGGGCGCCGAACCAGTCAAGGTCCGATTGCTTGACTGGCATTGTAACATTTCGTGATTATTAGGCTATTGCGTCCTAGGACATTTTGCCCTATGTTTATTTCATCAACAACGGAGCAAGCAAATGATCACCATCAACTCCTCCACCTTCACCTACTTCCTCACCTACGAAGGCGCTGCCAACCTCGCCGCTGCCAACCAGGCGCACGATGACGATGCCGAGTACAAGGTTGAGGAAGCGAAGATGGGCTTCTTCGTCGCGGTTTACGAAGATGGCGAGCGCGTCGGCACCCTCTAAGGAGATAGAAAAATGAAGACCTTCAAGCTCAACAACGGCCACACCGCCCAAATCATCCTCGACTGGGGCAACGGCGTGGTTCAGTTCGCCTACACCAACTCGGAGGGCAAGGTTATCATCGTGCGCGGCAAGCGCTCCGATTGGGAGGCTTAATTGACCCCGAAACAATACGCCGACGCTATAGACCGCCTAGGATTGTCTCAGCGAGCCGCTGGGACGTTCCTCGGCGTAGACGAGAGGCAGAGCCGCCGATGGATTGCAGGCGATTCAGCGATCCCCGAAAGCGTTGCAAAGCTCCTTCGCTTGATGATCCGGCTTGAACTTTCGCCCGATGAGGTCCGCTAAGCCGGATCCTTCTCCGGCGCAACGTATTCGCACGGCGCGGTATCGATCAGATCGTCAATCCCGCCCGGATAGGACGGAAAGCACTGGTTCATGACTTCAACGGCCATGCGCTCAACGCGCTTGGGATTGGGCCTTGGCACGAACTGGATGATGTCAGCCATTGTGGACAACTCCGAAATGTCGGTAGTGGGTCAGTTTGATTGACGTCAACTTGCCCGCGTTTTTGACCGCAAAGAACCTAAAGCCCTTTATTTCTAAAGAGTTAGAGGTGACGTCAAGTCAGATTGAGTTCCGAACAGAACGGGGCATCAAAGCACCCAAACTGACCCACTACCGAAATGTCTCTGACTGGCAAGTTGCGAACCTTGCCTCTATTGGCGATGCGCGCTCGCCCCGTGTGCTATCCACGTTCACAGTCAGATTCTTGAAACTATTAACCCTGCGCCGTTGTCCCGTCTTTTCAGGCGATCAACCCTGAAGGTGTCGGTTTTGTTCGCGGGGGCGGGGTGAAGGCCCATACGGTACCAAACACCCCTAAACCCGGTAGCATCACGGTCATGAGCCGCGAGAGGCGTTCCGAGAGACTGGGATCGGGCGGCCACTCGCACGTTAGACGCTCGGCGCACGTAAACGGCGCGGCAGGGGGGGATGTAGCGTCGTGGTTGGCTGAGGGCCGCCCGAACGAAAAACCCGCCAGCGGATTTCTCCGGGCGGGTTACAATTCTTGCGATGTTGGCGGGTGTACCCTGTTTCGGCGGACCTGTCAACTACCCCCTACGGGTATCGGGTAATAAATATTCCTGAGCCCTTATGGCTGAGTTTCGATTCTATGCTTGCCGGTCGGCTCAATCGCAAACCCGTAGACATAGGACAGCCGGTGCAGACACTCTCGGAAGCGCATCCCAAAGTATTTTTCCCAACGCTCGCCAGCCAACCCCCGCCGCGCCGCAACCGACCCCATTTCTAGACCGCCGATTAAAACATCATAAATGAGCGCTGAGCCATCTTGGCCAAGATTCCGGTACACCCGAGCCAGCATCCGCGCGGCGCGGCGCTGAGCCTCGGTTATTGGTTCTGGCAGCATCCCACCATCAACGAACTCTTTCGATGGGTCGATCGCGCGCGGCCCACGTTCTGCCGCCTCAAAGTCGGCCTGAAATGCCCTGCCACCCTCATACTGAGCTTC